TGTTTTTTCAAGCCCAAGCTGACCCTCTACTCCATAATCCCGCAACCCCCAATATGGCGGTGAAGTCACACAGCAATTTATCGAATTGTCAGGTAACTGCTTTAAACCTTCTAAGCAGTCCATGTTGTAAATTTTGTTTAATTCAATCATATTTTTAAATTTTTCAAATTTATTTTTTTTGCCACCGCACAAAAAATCGTCAGCCGACACCATATACTCCTCCGTTAAAGCAAACTTTTTAGTTGTTTCTTTATTTTGTTTGCGTATTTATCTATATCGGGCTGCCATTTTTTTAAAGGACTAAAATTAAATTCTTCGCTTTTCTTAACGAAGTTAACGTATTTTTCGCCGTTATCGACTTTTGGTGCACTTCGAAGAGGGATAACACTGCATTTGCAACCGATGCCAGTTGGTGGATAAATTAATTGCCAAATTGGGTCGTCGTGGCGAAAAATTTTGTTGTGGAATATAGCGTGGTCGTGTCGTTTTGTAGGACGCTCGACTTGCTGGTATTGCCAATATGGATACAGGTTTGCAATAAGGTTTTGCTGTTTTAGTTTGTGTTCGGCGTGTGCGACCGAAACATTTGTATCCAAAATTGTTCGAATTCTGTAATGTTTTCTACCAGTCCATCCAGCGTTTATCAAGTTTTTGCGGGCTTCTTTTACGAAATCGGCTGTGGTTCTTGTTTCCCCTTGGCTTTTAGCGGTTTGTATGTTGTTATAAAGGTCTTGCAAAATATCGGCAAGCATTATTGTTGCTACGGTATCTGCTTTGTCTTCCGCTTTTTTGGTGATTTCTGGAAGGTTTATTTTTATTTTTAGTTTACGTGCTTTATCCAAAAGCTCTTTTATCGCCTTTTTTCGATTTTTTTTAAGAGCTTTGGTTAAATTATTGGCAAAAGCGAATTTTGTTACTTTAATCGGTTCGCCGTATTTTTGCTGGTATTGTTCAAGATATTGCATCTATCCGCCCCGATATACTTGCAATTACTAAAGCTTGCGAAATAAGTTCTTTGATTTCTCGTAAATCGTAGTGTGGCATTTGCTCGATTAAAGCGTTTTCTATTTCGTCCAGTGTTTTATTTGCGTCTATTTGCGATAGAATTTGCTCGATTAGTTTCCGTGTTTCGTCTTCGAGCTCTTCCAAAAGGTTCAGTTCTTTTTGGGTTTTTGTTTCTGGTGTTTCTGGTTCGGCGAATATTTCGTTTTGTTGGTTTAGATTAATAACTTCTATTTCGTCTTCCTTAAATCCGTAGTTGCGGGTGAAATACGCTTTTGTAAATTGGATTTGTCTTGTAGCTGCAAGTTGTGCATCCCGACTTGCGAGAGCCGTGTCTACATCTTCCTCTTCGAACATAAGGAATTTGGGCATTTCTATTTCTGCAGTTTTGCCGAAATTAAATTCTATAATCCATTCTATAAGCTTGTTAATCCAATACTCTACAAGTTTTTTGTCGGCATCGATAACGTCTTTGCGAACTTGCAAGTGCGTTTGCGACATTGCGTAACTTCCAGTATCTCCTTGTTCCGTCGTCAGCGTTTGCGACAAAATAACTTTGGATATTTCGGCATTGCAGAACAAAATCAAAGTTCGATATACATCAGTGCTGTAGCCAGAATTACTATCTAAAAACTGGATTTTAACATTATCGTCGGTTACGATTACGCCATCCTGTTGCAATTGCTCGAGCATATTGAACAATTCTTTTGCTTCCTCGATGGTTTTGCCAACGTCGAGTTGCCCGTGCACTCTCGGCATACCGAACCGTTCTGCATATGTTGTCCAGAGCTTTAAAGTGCCTTTTTTAAACAAAACGGGGTAAAAGCATTTACTTAATAGTGCTTCGCCGTAGGGATTTGCATACGTTGCGTTGTGCTTTGGTATTAAAAACTTACGTGGAGGTACTGCAACACTATCGCCGAATTTACGTTTAAAGCGAAGAGTGTTCCATTTATCGAACTCGAACCACCACGGCGGTTTGCCATCCACCGTGATAGGCAATACAAAATTATTAACATATTGCCAGTTTATTTCTAACGGTTTAAATCCAAATAGTGTAGCGTCCAGAATTTCGCTTATAACTTGTCTTATATTTATTTTGTTTAATATGTCTGTGACAAAATTATTTAAATCCTCGTTCTTGCTGACGATTTGCCACTCCAACGACAGTGTCCCACTTTTGCGTGATTGAACGCAGGATGATAAATGTGCATCGTATAAGAGTTCGTTGTAGACTTCGAGCGAAGCGTTGTTTTTTTGAAGAATTAAATCTGGATTTGGCATTGTTGTTGTTAGGGTTTCCAAGTAATTCGTGTCCCTTGTTGCTATTATCCCTAACGGCACGAGTTTTTTATTCACACCGCCGATGGCAAACATATTAGAAAGCACGTTTTTAAAATTATCGATAATTTTCATTGCAGAGCTCCAAATACTTTACTTTTTTTGCTTTTAAAATTAAATACACCGATACCTTTATTGTTAGGATTTATGTTTTGTAAATAGTATAATGCTTGTGTAATGCTATCTACAATGTCGTCGTGAGCACCGAGCGGGAATGAAACACACTCTTCAACGACATCACGTGTCTTAATACTATTTGATGGCAAATATACAAGTCCGTTTTCGAGAAGTGGCAGAATTAAATTTGCACGAACCACCTTGTCGCTTTCTGCCTTTACAGGTTTAATTGGTAGTGCTGTGTCGCGGCGAAGTTGCTGGATTAAACTTTGTCCACTTGCTGCGTCTTCGATTAGGATAATGCGGGGTTTGTATTTATCGAATTCCGCTTTTACTTGTCGCACAAGGTCTGGGAACTCAATTTTACCTCGATAAAGGTCAAGAAGGTAGTATTTGCCATCTTCGACACCCCACGTCGTGCAAACAGAGTAATCATTAAACGTGCTGGTTTTAAAAGCCGTATCCCAGCTTTGAATAATAAAGTTGCTACTTATTTCTTTATCGTAATACTGCCAATATTCGGTTTTGAAGATTTGGTTTGTTTCTGATATTGGTTCTTGCTGGTATAAACAAGACCACCAATACGTCCCAATTTGTCTTTTAATCTCTTCAAGGTATTCGACGCTGAACCTCTCTTCCCACAAGGCTTTTCCGTCGTCATCGATGGCTGGCATTTTTAATAAATTCCACTTGTTGCTTGTTTTTAAAAGCCGACCCGCTAAATCGTCTTCGTGCCAACGGGTTTGAACGATAATTATTTTACCATCCGGTTCGAGCCGTGTTAAAGCCACCGCATTAAACCACTCCCAAAGTTTCTCCCGCTGTCCACTACTTAACGCCTGTTCAGCATTCTTAATTGGGTCGTCAATGATGAGCAAATCTGCACCTTTACCTGTTATCGCCCCGCCTGCACCAATTGCGTTCATCGAACCGTTTTGCTCTGTCAGCCAGTAGTTCATCCGTTCGACTTTAAGATTTGGAGCGTTAAAGAAAGGGCGTAAGTGCTGATACACTTCTCGGGCTTTGAAGCACCAATCAAACGCAAACGAGGCTTCGTAACTTGTTAAAATTACACGTTTTTCTGGAAAGTTTAACAAATACCACGCTGGTAAGTACTTCGAAATATACTCACTTTTGCCGTGTCGTGGTGGCATTGTTACTATAAGCCGCCCACTGTTTGTAAAAATTGTCCGTAATACGCTTTTTTCCAACACCTGTATATGATACGGCGTTGAATAATTGTTGAGCGTATAAATTTTGGCTATATTACTCGGTATGTTTGCTGGTTTTCTCGACATATGCAAGCTTATCTAAAACATCTTTAGGAATTTCGAACACCATAGTATTCTCGACGAACGCAGAGTTATTGTCCACATACCCACGATGTTTAGCTTTGTAACGAAGATACCATTTAGCGGTTTCTACGTTACCGGCAACTATATCAGCCCTAACTACATTTTCCGCTATGTCGCACATTTTTTCCATAACATCCTCGTAAGCGTCCCTTATCTCGGGGTCGGTGTTAATATAGTTCTTAACGGTTCTCCAGTGACATCCTAAATCTTTCGCTGCAAAAGTCAACAAACCATTATTTTTAATAATGGCATTAATAACAGTTTTTGTTCTATATTTTTTTGTTCTCATTTGGTTATTTCGTAAATTTTTATTATATTTACATTATTAACACCCAAGTGCTGTTTATGATTTATACATCTTATACATCTTACTTCGCTAACATTAAAAAGCTATGTGGATTGGTTCCGATTAGCATAGCAAGGATAACGCCTTCGTATTTGAACATACCGAGCTATTTAAATCTTGCTCCAACGTTTTCAATGCTGAAAATGCCGATTGACAAGTATTTGGTCGAGTATAACAAAATACTTGAAAATCTCGACCCGAACAAGGTAATTGAAGATTTGAATGAAATAGCAGGCGGAAAGCCTTTTGTACTGCTATGCTATGAAAAACCAAATGAGTTTTGCCACAGACATTTGGTTTCAGCTTGGCTGAAAGATAAATTAAACCTTCAGATAGAAGAGTGGAAAGACACACAAAAAGACACACAATTAACATTATTTTAATCTCCTGCATACTTTTTAATCCATTCATCCCTTGCCTCGGCAATCGAGTTGAACATTTTTTTTGAATGGTAAATTAGCTTGAATTTGTAGTTGCCCTCTTTTAACTCTTCACGTTTAACCAATTCAAACAGCCCGCGATATTTCATTGATACTGGGTTATTAGTATAGGCAGCAGTAGTAAATCCCGTATATTCCCATAGTGTCAGTTCGTTGATTTGATAAAGAAAATCTTTCGTAAGGATTAGGTGTAAAATTAGTTTAGAAAGCCGTTTGTATTTAGTCATCGGCGAAGCTGCGTCGCTGATTATTATAGCTTTATCAGTTTTGAAATCACTTCCAAAAGCCCTTTTTACAGCATTAATAGAATTAATACAAATTACTCCGATAATTTGCTTATCCGCTAAAACTAAAAACGAGTAATTAGCTTGCTTTATTTCTGCTTTTTTAATCCAAAGCATACGGTAATGATTAGCGACATCGTTATCTACTCTAACTATTTGGATTTTAGTATTCTGGTTAATAGTCAAATCTTCGTTCGCTATTTTATACTTCTTTACCGTTTCTTTCAACGCATCATATCGTTTTACAAACATTGTAGGTTCAGCGGCGTTAGTATAAATGCAGTGGCAAGCGTGGTATTTATGCTGAAATACCATTGATAGTTTGTAGTTTTTAGGCAGTTCATCGTCTGTGTTTAAACATTTATAATAGGCTGTTATACCGCATTTATCAAGGGTTTTGAGGTATTCTACAACCTTTTCTTTGTCTATACAAGTATATTTTGGTTCTTTGAAATCGAAGTAATTAGGAAGGTTTTTAAACATTTTTTCATAACCGCCTTGAAA